CCCATCAGGATTAGAGTCAAGGAAGTTTTTAACCACAGCGAGCGAGAAAAAAGTTTTCCCAGTACTAGACTCACCAGCAATGGCAGTAATCTTATTAGAAGAAACACCGCCAAAAATGGAGCCACTAACAAGTCCATTAAAAATGAACGATCCGGTATCGACGAATCTTTCGTTTCCTTCGATGTCTGCTGCGAGTTGGGTGTAGTCATCACCGATTTCTTTTACAATGTCTTTTAAAAAATCCATATCAAATACTTAATAGTTTACGTTACAAAATTACCAGCAATAATACATCTACCATGTGCCCTATTTAATGGACATTCATGCATCAATCTACTATCAAAAATAACTAATTTTCCTGCTTCTGGTTTAAGTTGATGCCCAGAAGTAGTAAAAACCAATGGGGAAGAACCTTCTGGAGCATTTACATAATAAACAAAGGTATGCGTATATGGCAAATGATGATGCCTTGTAATACCAGTACCTTCTTCATAATATACTCCCCATAATTCCTTTATTTGCGGATTCAACTCCAAAGTTTGATAGACACTACCAACACTTTGAACTATTACACCTTTTATCCAGTGTAATAATTTATCTATTTCTGGTATATGATGCATATGAAGATCCCTCCAAGTCATTCTACCAGTAACACCACCTGGTTTCATTTGAAGTTCAGGTAAAGATGTAACAACATTATAAAGAAGAGGATTCATAATGTCAGCATCTGGATAATAAAATTCATCCACAAATAATTTTTCTTCAATGAATTGAATCATTTCTTTTAAGATAATTATGCAAGATCCAAGAACTACTATTTAACTTATCAGTTCCCCCTATACCATATTCAAATTGAACTCTACAGTTTTCATCATAACCCATAACTTCTGGAGTGTTTTCTTTACCACGATCACCACCATTACAAAATACAACTGTATCAGCAATTTCTAAACATTTGGCAATGGCACCACATGCAGAATCATCTTTATCATCCCATGAGATAACAACATCTACCATATCTAAATGTCGAATGATATCTGCTCTTTCTGTCCAACACTGAAAGTACTGCCCTTTCTTTCTATTAATCCAAGAATCACTATTTAATCCTACAACAAGATAATCCGAATAATTCTTTGCGCTTTCGAAATAACGAAGATGTCCACTATGGATTGGATCAAATCCACCAGTAACAAGACTCACCTTCTCAAAGATCATCAAATAGCAATCTCCTTTTCTTCAGGATCAAGTTCCCTAACTTCTTTAAGTTCTTTTAGAAGATGATATAATCTAGCATCTCCTCCTAATGAAAGAGCCTTTATTATTGTTGATAAATCTTTGTCGTTGATAGGTAAATCCATTAGGAGAAAAACGATTCCAAGTTTACAGTCTTTTCCACATTCCAACCAATTGCATCCAATATGGCTCTTAGTGGTTCCACGAAACTCTTATCAAATTGTAAGTCATAATCAACATATTTGTCAAGACCAAGTTCGTGGGGGAAGTCTTGAATAAATGATATAACATTCTCTTGAATAATGTTTGGTTCCTTCAAATAAATGAATTTAACCTTTTCACCATTACCAATGAGTGAATACTTATTAGTCAATTTATTCTTCTTAATATAATGATTAAAAAGCAATGCACCCCGTATATGTATAGGAGTTCCTTTTGAATAAATTGTAGAATGTGCATGATATTTACGAACATCAGATGCAGTCCTTGGAAAAGCAATATCTTCGGGTGGAAGTGCTTTAAAATCCTGACGACACTTATCAATATAATCAATCACATCATCTTCAGTTCCACTCATAATATGCTTGAGTGCATCCTTAATCATAGTACGACAAGGTGCAGGTGTAGAGGACTTAACTGCCTCAATACCCATCATCTTCAACTTAGGTTCTTCATACCTAACACCCTCACTGTCCCATACATTTAAGATATATCTTTTCTTGGCAGTCCATATGCCACGGTCAGCAATGTTCTCTCTTGCCATGACCATCTTCTGCTCATAAGCATTTACGTAGGTCGCCAATTCTTTGTAAGCACCCTCAATAAAAGGCTCAAATTCCATTTCACAGATCTTATTAAGGAACGTGACAACGCCCTCATTAGTTTTCTCTCTTCCCTTGTATACAGCCTCGACCAGAGGACCCAAGTTAAGATAAATGGAATCGGTATCAGAAGCAATAACATAATCCTCTCCTTCAGTTTTTAAAATCTTATTGATATGGGCATTCATTCTATCCTCTATCCATCGAATAGAAACCTGCCCACTTAAGGTAATTGCTTCAGCGTTAGCCAGTTTGTAGTATCGAAAATATTGATTGCCAATAGCACCATAAGCACTATTAAGTTGAATCTTTCTGGCCATCTGAATATTGTTACATCTAGCAATCTCCTTTTCAAGTGTCTTTGTCTTTGTCTTTTCATACTGTTGCTTTGCGGCAAGCATCTTCTTCTTATAGATGGTGCGATCTTTATAAATCTTTTCCATCAACTCTGGAAGAAATCCACGCACATCTTTCCTGTACTGTGCACCATTAGCACATACAGCATATTCCCCTTCTATTACCTCTTGCTTTTCGAGGAGTCTATCAACTGTAACGGATGGATGCCGTTGTTCGCAGAGGGTTTCTGGCGAAATATTATACTGCATGATAAGATGAGGGTACAGAGAGTTAAGGTCAAAACTAACAACCCAATCATACTTTCCCGGAATCGGTTCTTTGACATAAGCTCCTGCGTACTTTGCGTCTTTATCAGATCTTTCTTTTGGTGGAATAACAATATTCCGTTTCTTTAAATAATTATAAATTATCGTATCCCACATACGAACTTGATAGAATACATCAGAATAGTTTGCCTTTGCGTCATATGCCATAACAATAGCAAGTTCTATCAGTTTCATCTTGTCTTCCATACGGTCAACAAGTTCCACGTCAATGATATTATACTCTACAAACTTTTGCCAACCATTTGTGTAGAAGTCCTTAAATGTATCAAACTCACTATGATCTAATTTCTTCTGCCCAAGTTCTACACTGGCAATATAATCCAACCTATAAGACTCTTGTGCCTTGTAAGTAAACTTCTTATAAAGATTGAGATAATCTAACTGAGTAATACCACCAATTTCATAAGAAAGTTGTTTACGTCCCATGATATGAATTTCCTTTTCAGTTACAAATCCCCATGGTGACATACGACGCATTAACTTCTCACCAAGAATCCTATCCAAACGACGACACAGATATGGAATATCATACAACTCACTATTCCATCCAGTAATAACTTCAGGAGTATTATCTTCAATCATCCACCAGTTAATGAAATCATTTAAGAGTTCATACTCTGTCCTGAATGATTTGTATATTACATTATCCTGTTTATTATTAAATGGACCTAAACCCCATGTTCTAATTTGTTTAGTCGAATAATCCTGAATACTAATAAGAAGTATTTCTTCTGCAGCAGATTCTACATCAGGGAATCCATTCTCCGATTTAACCTCAATATCAATTGTGGTTATCTTGATCTTACTAGTATCAAACTTTATCTCATCCTCTGGATACTTCTCAGAGATATACTGATAGATGTAAGAAGTATTTCCATATATTTTAAAATTTTCTACATTCTCATATTGTTTGACAAACTCACGGCAATCACGAACAGAACCAGGATCTACTGATTCTACATAATCCCCACTTAAAGTTTTATACTTTGTTTTTTTGTTAGAAGAAACAAAAAGCGTTGGATAAAACTTTTCACGAGTCATAAAACTACGTCCATTTTCATAGCCTCGAACAAGGAAATGATCCCCGACTAATTGGACACTAGTATAAAACCGAAGTGACATGAATAATATTAAGCAAGTAATTCAAAGTATTTTGAAAGAATATCTTTTGTAGGATCAACAATAGTAAGGATACTATCAGAATGAATCATAATTTCATTTTGATCTGAGAAATCCAACCAAGGTTCCAAAGTATAAGAATCTGAAGATTTAATTAATTTAAATGTATTAATTAATTTACAATCCGGTTCCCCCAATTCAGAACCAACTTCAGAAATTTCAGTAATTAAAATTACATCATTCTTCAGAAGAAGACATTTAACTGTTTTTTCCATTTACCTTTTCCTCATACATTTCTTTTATGTCTTTAACTGGTTCGACAATTGATACAATCCAATCTGGTCGTACAGGAATTTCATCATCACATGTAAAAAGTATCCAAGGAGAAAGTACAACACTCAGTGTATCATCATCCACAGATTCTTCTACTAATAGTACAGATTTACTAGAACCAGTTACAATAGTGTGTGGTTTTGTGAAAAGATATCCACATACCTTCTCGTCTGAAATTAATTCCTTAATATCAGAGATTATCGATTCACCAGATTTTAGTACTGCAATCTTTACTGACATTTTGTTTTGTTTTCTCCCTATATTATACCATAAAAAATGGGGACCGACAACAAAGCGATCCCCATTCCCATCTCGAACTCATAATTATTTAGAACCAATCCTTACGCTGATGATGTTCGGGAATAATCTTTCCTAATGTGACCACCAACAATCCGTCGTTGAATTCAACACTTCGTATCTCGGTATCATCTGTGAGTGTCCAGACCCTATTAAAAGACCTACCGGCCAATCCTTTATAGACAAATTCTCCATTTGTCTTCTTGTCTTCTTGCTTGCCTTCGACATGTAATTGTCCAAACTCCGTGTAGACTGATACGTCATCTTTCTTAAACCCCGCAAGGGCGATTTCGAGTCTCGATTCAACATTATTTACTTGTATTAGATTATATGGTGGATAATTGGATTGGGATTCTTGAATATTAAAAAAACGATCTAGATAATCGTCCATCCCTATACCATTGCGTCTGATCTTCTCCATCAATTCTGGAAGATTGGCAGCATGATATTGTGCTAGTGTGCCCATGATAGTAGCTCCTTCTTAAGCGAGTTTGTATTGTGTGGTCCCTTACGGCAACCATAACTATTTATATCACACATCTTAAGAAAAGACAGTAGGGGTAATACTACTTTTTAAGAAAATGCATATTAAATGCTAAACTTATTCTTGTATTATCAGTCATATTAGTCATTATACCATGCTTCATCCACCCAGGAAATAAAAGTATCTGTCCTTTTGTTGGTGTATATCTAAACCTACCAGATAAGTTACTATAACATTTAGAAGCTTCTAAATTTAAATTAGAAGACTCAAAAAATATATCACCATCTTCACCATTAGTCTTATAATAATAGCACCCAGAAATATCAGCATCTCCATGAGAATGAAGTTGTCCATAATTTCCTTTTTTAAATAACGCTAACCAAGAAGATGAAATATTACAATCATATTCATCCACATTAAATTCAAGAAAAGAACAATATTTCCTTAGATGCTGATCAATTTCACAACGAAGACAATTTAAATTATACTTACCAATAATATTTTCAGTAAAAGTTATATCAGAAAGAAAAGCAGTTTGACCCCAATCTTCTCTCATATCAAATTCTACTTGATCAATACATGAAGTTATTTCATCTTGTATTCTAATAAAATTATAAACTTTAGAAGAATATACTGGAGATGGAAATAAAGACTGTATATTATGATCTGATGACTCAATCTTAAATGTCAATTACGAATACTCCAAATTTTATGACAACTTAAAACCCAAATTCGTCTACAACATCAAGCACTTTATTAAGATATTCTTCCGCACCACGACATTCTTGTTCGGTCAATTCATGCCTTTCACATCGTCCATACAATTCATTCTTGAGCTTATTTGCTCTTGCTTGCATATCTGGTTTGCGTAATTGACCGTTCATGGGTCCATTCCCTCGCTACAATTATATTTAGTAGAAATTAGTCAGTTTCTTCAACTTTTCTTTTCTTACTACCTATATTATACTTGGTTTCCAAAATCCATTCTTCTTTATCTTTATATGCTAACACTTTAATCTGATTTAAAGGTGCAATATCTTGTATTTTAGTGGCATCTACAATACCAACCAATCCCCAATCAGCAAGCAACTGAGAAATACGATTCCTACGCTGAATGTCATTAGAAGTAAGGTTAGCACGTTTTCCATCGAGCGCAAACAGTTCCTTAAAATGCACAAGATAATACCTTCCTTGCTTATGCAAGATATGGCATGATTGATATATCTTCTTTTCTTTTCGGGATGCTACTCCAATTCTTGTTAAAGTCTCACGAACTTTTAGAAAATCATCAGGTTCATTAAGTATAACTTCTACCATTTGGTCCGGCGACCATTTCACTTCCGGCTCTTGAACCACACTCATTGTTTTCCTCCAGTTTCAAATTTAGATTTTATAAAATTAAGTTGTTCTTGTGTTAGGATTCGCAGAGCTTGTTTTGCCTTTTCGTTACTATATCCATAATAACGTTTTACCAAGTCAAGATCTTTGATCTCATCTTTTCGGATCCAGGGAGAGAATCTCTTCTTGGTTCTCAAAATATTTATAAAAAAGTCATATTGAATTTTCTTTGATAAAAAACTATACCGATTCATCTCATTCACAAACATAATTGCATCAAGATGTCCCGATAAACATCTATTAATTATATAAGGAGGATATTCCTTTTCCATGGAAGGATCTTCATCAATCAGATTCTTTTTTGTTTGGTTGATTGAATTTAACCAATCTTTCAATTCAGTCATAACCCTTCCTCTGAATCAATTTTAGTCATACTATACTGTTCACACTATAAGGATCAATTTCTTTACCTAGATCATCAAAATCTCTAAGTAAATTACTAAATCTATCATCAAATTTAGCTAAGTCTTGTTCGCCTTTTGTAGTATAGTGTAGCACAATTGGATTAAAAAATTCCTTATGCTTTTGCTCTATCCAACCTTGAGTAACATCTTGAACAGCAAATAAACCACCATCTATTCCAAGACGACTAAAAATTACCCATACACCATACTCATCTATTATTCTTGGATTTGGAATTGGTAGAAAATGCTCACTCTTTTTAAATTCTTCCATCAATTCAGACAATTCATCTAAACTCCAAATAATATCCTGATGAATACCATTATTAAGTAAAATAACACCAAGACAATACTTATAAACTTCAGACTTCCCACCCAAATCAAAAATACAAGCATCAACACTATCAAGTCTATCTCTTATATTGGATCCGCCTCCTGTATTAGGGTCATGCCTAAATCCAAACTCTTCCCTACCATATACATCATAACGACAATATGTATCAAAAAGATATCCAACATCTTGATAGAATATAGTATCAGTATCAACATAAAGAATGTTATAATCTTCATCTTTAAAATACTGCAGATTATACCATCGATGTATTGACCATGCATTGAGCATATCATGATCAAATCCCTCAACAAACGGTTCAATATTTACATTATATTCAGACTCAAAATTATCGGGAATATAAGAAGGATCATCACAAAAAATATAAACAGATATTTCATTATTAAACTCCCTTAATGAAGAAATGCTATGTTCAAGACGTTTCATCTCATGCTCATTAATATGAGCATGTTTATTTTTCTTATAAGAATAAAAAACAATATTCTCAAAATTATTATTTTTCCAACGTAATTTATTTAATTTTTCACGTGTCAAATCTTTCATACCATCTTCCTCCCCCTTACCACTCCACATAACATTTTAACGAAAGCATTAAATTCATTACCTTGCAATTCATCAAACATAAACATATTTAAACGGAATGCCCAATTTGCTTCGGTGATAATAGCATTTGCCTGTGATTGATTTATAGGTAACATATTCAGAGT